TTCACGATACGGTGCTGCTGTCAAAGCTTTACCTCAGAACGGAGATACTGGTTTATCTTCTGCTGCAGGTGTTATTATGCAAGATGGTACAGTGCGTATGTGGGGAGATGGTGCCAGTTCTAAGCTGGGTACAGGCGTTTACCAATTAGATACTTATGTACCTCAAGTACCTGCATTTCCAAAAGTAGATGCAGACATTATTAAATTAGTACAAGCTAACGGTAGTTCTTATGCTTTAATGGATGACGGTACAGTTTACGTATGGGGTCTGAATGACTATGGTCAATTAGGTGATGGAACGACTACGGTAGTATCTACTCCTAAGATAATGCCTAACCTTACAGGTGAAGTAGTAACTGATATTGTTACATCCGCTGGAGGTATCCACACGTCTGTATTGTTACTAACACAGTCCGGTAAGATTTTTGGTTGTGGTCGTAATGCTGCAGGACAGTTAGGTGACGGAACTACTGCAGATAAGACTACTGTTGTTCAAGTTGCAGGTACTAACTGGTCCCAGATATTTATGTCTGGATACAACTTGGGTGTGTCATTTGCTATTGACAACACCGGTGATTTGTACGCATGGGGTCATAATGGAAATGGTGAACTAGGCGTAGGAGATGTCACAGATAGAACTACTCCCACTCTTGTTAACTTACCCTCTGCTTGTACACAAGTAGTTGCTACGCACGGTAACATACTAGGTACAGCGAACTACATTGGACATGCTATGGCTCTTTTATCAGATGGTAGAGTGTTCACATGGGGTTATAATGCAGAAGGGCAGCTTGGTGATGGTAGCACTATTGACAAATCAGGTCCAGTTGAAGTTACAGCTTTAGGCTCTGACAACACTAAAGTATTTTGTGGTGGTGCAGGAACAGGTACTTCTGGTGCTATGAAATCTGATGGTACAGTACGCTTATGGGGTTATAATGGTGCAGGTCAACTTGGTGATGGAACAATCGCGGATAAGACTACGCCGTACGAGCCTAGCTTGTACACAGGTTCTACAATCAAGAAAATTGATGTACTAGGTACAGAAGGGTATCACTTTACAACAGTATTGTTTGAAGATGGTACTATGCAAGTATCGGGTTATAATGCGAATTACAATTTAGGTACTGGGGACGCTGCTGTAGTTAACTCATTTCAGACTTTAGGATTTATGAAACACATACCTGATGACTTCTGTGCTTTAGGACAGAACAATAATGTAGGTATGGGTATCTTAACTAAAGAAGGTTTGTATTACCAAACAGGGGATAACGGTTCATACTTAGCGGCACAGCCCGTAGGTACAAACGTAGCAGTTCCTACACTGGTGATGTTCTAATGGAAAAGCAATTAAACGAAATCGTAAGTAGATTGGGTAGAATAGAAGGTAAGCAAGACGCTGCTGTAACTAACCAAATACGTATAGACGAACATTTAGACAGACAGGATGACAGGATAGTTAACCTCGAAAAGGGTCACTCTAGACTGCTAGGTTATGGTGCAGGAGTAGCTGGATTATTCGGATTCCTCATAAGCGTTTTTAAATTTATTTAGGAGGCAATATGAATAAAGCCACAGAGAAACAACTGTCATTATTACATGGTAAGGTAGCGGAATCAATGTCCGCTGCCTTAGACCAATCTAGTATGGCAGTCTATTTAATAGATAAGTACGGGAATGACTTGCCCGATAAGGTGCTGTCGTTCCTGAACGATTGTTCTAACGTAAACCCATCTTTACTCACCGCTATTACTAAATTCTTAAAGGATAACAACATATCCGTAGACATAGAAGGTAATGACGCTTTGAGTGGTCTAGAGGAGAGCTTGGCTAGAAAAAAAGCTACAGTAACGTCTATACCATTGGAGGACTAATATGGCTAGAGAAGGAAAAGTTGAAGCCAGTTTGCGCTGGGATAAGTTAAAGTTATTACAGAGGCATTACAGTACATTCGATGTATTACTGCATGATGTAATGACTAACTTTATGGGCTTTACCTGTACAGATATTCAACAAGATATTGGTAGGTTCTTATCTGAGGGCCCACCAAGGGCAATGATTCAAGCGCAGCGGTCACAAGCTAAGACTACTATTACAGCTATATACGCTGTGTGGGCGTTAATACACAATCCGAGTACACGTATTCTTATTGTGTCTGCGGGTGGTCCTATGGCTAAACAAATTGCTAACTGGATAATCCAGATGATTATGGGTATACCAGAACTAGAATGTTTAAGACCCGACACTTCTAATGGAGACCGTAGCTCAATTGAAGCCTTTGACGTGCACTACAGCCTCAAAGGTCCTGAGAAGTCGCCGTCTGTTGCTTGTTTAGGTGTTACATCTAACATGCAGGGATATCGTGCCGACTTGTTGATTGCCGATGATATTGAATCACAGGCTAACTCTGCTACAGAGATACAGCGCGAAAAGTTAAAGCAACTAACTCGTGACTTCACCTCTATTTGTCAACAAGGTAAAATTATTTATCTAGGTACACCACAGAGTATTGATTCTGTTTATAACAGTTTACCTTCTCGTGGATACACAGTTAGAATTTGGCCCGGTAGATACCCCACAGTAAAAGAGGAGCCTAATTACGGTTGCGCTCTAGCACCCTTAATTAAGAACCGTATGGATAGGAATCCTGACCTTAGAACGGGTGGAGGACCTTCTGGAGATAGAGGACAGGTAACTGACCCTGTATTACTACCAGAAGAAAGTCTTACAAGTAAAGAGATTGACCAAGGAGCCGCGTACTTCCAATTACAGCACATGCTGGATACTCGACTTATGGATGCTGATAGATACCCACTTAAGCTTAATAAGCTAGTGGTTATGAACATACCTAAGCATAGAGCACCTCTGTCTGTAGACTGGATTGCTATTCCAGAACGAAAGGTCTTGTTACCTCAAGATTTTCCTATTGCTGCAGACTTGTATGAAATAACAGGTCATAGTAATGAGTGGGGAGACTTTCAAGGATGTCAAATGTACGTTGACCCGTCTGGTGGCGGTAAGAACGGAGATGAGATGGCTTACGCCGTAACTAAGTTTCGTTCTGGTAACGTATACGTTGTTGATGTCGGAGGTATACCGGGAGGTGTATCTGATGAGAACTTGAACTTTATAGCTGACAAAGCTGTACAGTGGGAAATCAACGCTCTAGAAATAGAAGACAACTTTGGTTCTGGTGTTGTTAGACAAGTATTGGCTCCTGTAGTCATACAGAAGTTTAAAGATGCTGGGCTGAAAGGTTGTGGTATTAACGGTGTATGGGAAAGTGGTCAAAAAGAACTACGTATAATAGATATACTGGAACCCTTAATTGGGTCAAACAAACTTATAGTAGATAAAGAACTAATTACTCTTGATTGGCAGAGATGTCAAAAGTACGGACTAGAAGCTAGACCTACTTATAGCCTTTTCTTTCAAATGGCTAGATTAACAAGAGACCGTGGTTCATTAGCTCACGACGATAGACTAGATGCTTTGGCGGGTAGTTGTCGTTACTGGACTAATCTACTCGCAGTTGATAAGAAGAAAGAGCTTGCTAAGATACAGCAAGAGAACTTTAGAAAGCTTATGAACGACCCCTTGGGTAACGGTAGACCCGTATTTGGTAAAATGAAATCACATAACACTATATTCGACAGATTTAGGAGATAAAATGTCAAAAGATAAAAAACAAGAAGTAAACCGCGAAGGTTTGAAACGTCGTCGTGTAAATGCAAATGACGCAGTTGTTAAAAAGCCTTTGTCCATCCGCATGGTTAAGCCGCGCAAGATGAAACAGAAAGCTGACTTCGGTAGCGCAGGTACACTAGTATTTCCTACGGATAAAGCTGGATTAACAGTAGACCTTAAAAAAGCTATGCTTAACATCGCTACACGTATTGGTAATGATTCCAAGAACATGGACATCTTAGTAAATACTTTGAAAGTCCTTATGGAGCATATTGAGTATCGTGCTAAGCAGAATGTAGAAGTAGGTGTTCGCACACTACGTAAGCGTTCTGATGTTATTGCAGAGGCACAAGCTAAACCACAGGAAGAAGAGCAAGAAGTTGCTAAAGACCCTGTAAAGAAGCCTGTGAAGAAAACTACTAATAAAAAGGGTAAGAAATAATGGAATTTAAGACCGCACTAAAACATGTATTACAATTTGAAGGCGGTCTTGTTGACCATCCTAAAGACCCCGGTGGAATCACTAAATATGGGATTAGTCTAAGAGCTTATCCTGAATTAGGAGCTGAGGGTATTAGAAATATTACCGTTGACAAGGCTGGTAAAATATACAAAGAAGACTACTGGGACAAAACTAAGTGTGATGAACTCCCAGATGAACTAAAACTAATGGTTTTTGACTGTGCTGTTAATCAAGGTGTAAATTACGCCTGTAGAGCCCTGCAGAGCGCGTTAAGTGTAAAAGTGGACGGTGTACTAGGCCCAATCACTTTAGCCGCTGCACGAGCCGCTACGGGCCTAGATGTGGCAAATAAAGTCGCACATAACAGGTATTTACGTTACAGACGTAATCGTAACTGGAATACCTTCGGAGATGGGTGGATGGCAAGGCTACTACACGTCTCAATTTTAACAGGAGGTTAATATGAGTTTAACACTAGTTGGAACACTACTTCCATTTTTGGATAAGTGGTTAACACGAATCATACCTGATGAAGAAGCTCGTGCTCAGGCAAAGCAAGAATTGACATTACAATTACTTACTATAGAAGCAGAGCAAAACAAAAGTCAGGTAGAATTAAATAAGCAGGAAGCTGCACACGGCTCAATCTTCGTAGCAGGTTGGCGACCCTTCATTGGTTGGGTCGGAGGCGTGTCGCTCGCGTGGACTTTCTTAGTCCATCCTCTTCTTGTATGGGTCGCTACGGTCCAAGGTTATGAGGGTACATTCCCTGCCTTGGATACGGGCCCTCTGATGACTTTGGTACTAGCTATGCTCGGTATCGGGGGTATGCGTACTCTAGATAAGTATTTAGGTACAGATACAAAGAGAATATCGTTCTCAAAGACTAAACAACCAACAAACTTTAATGAATAGGAATATAAAATGGCTGATGTAACACAAATGGGTTCAATGACTGTAATTGCTGCTGCGGATATCGCGGACGCGTCACACCCAATCAACAAAAAAGGTTCTTCACAGGCTAATGCCCAAGCAGGCGTTAACGCTGTACCCGGACGTATCTACGTTGTAGACAACGGTTCAGGAGACCTTGACTTGGCTTTACGTACAGATGCTGGCACATGGATTGTATTCGGTGCTCAATCTACAGTAACACCCGCTTAATTACTATCCCCAGTGGCTTCGGTCTCTGGGGATTTTTCTACATTTAACAATAATTTTTTTGGAGACAATATGATTAAAAGCACAAACTACAGAAGCAGTACAACTTCCGTTAATACGTCAGGGGTTGTACTATCTGCATTTGACGAATACCGCGAGGCAATGATATTGTCAAATAACGGAACTAGCGATGCGCTGGTTTATTTTGACAACTCAGACACTAATTACTTCGTATTAAAGTCTGGTACGGTTTTACATTTTCCAGTGGCACCTTTAAACGCTGTATACGCTAAAACAGAATCGGGAACTACTGATATAGCTGTATTGGAGGGTTAATATGCTAGATTTAACACTTAAACTAGGAGTGGGTATTGGAAATTTACTTACAAGCGTGGCCTTGCCTGCTGAATTTACAGCAATGCCGTTCAACTTGTTTAAGTCTGGCTCTAGATACACAACAGATTATGATTACACCGCAGACAGACCTACGGGTGTAGAAAAATGGATAGATGTCGTTAATGGAAACGATAGTAACGACGGTAATACCGAGTCCTCTGCTTACCGTACTTTAGCACAAGCCGCTTCTGCGGGTGCTAATGTCTATTACATAAAATCAGGTTATTACTTATTAAATGACTACTTTACAGAAGGTTATGAATTTACACGCGACACCGCTTTGATAGCGGTAGACGGTCCCGGTACAGTACTAATTAGTAATGCTCATAAAGCAGATGAATTTAGCTGGACTGACTTAGGTAACGGTGTTTACTCAACAGTTTACAGGAACAGTAACACATTCGCTAGCGATATTAACACGGTAGTAGATATGACGTACGTAAACGACTCGGAATACACTCTAGTAGACGGTACAACGCCTACTCCACTTACTATGACACAACAATCTAGTGTTGCTAACCTAAATAGTTCTTCTGGACATGGTTTTTACGACCCAGACACATTAGAACTACACATTAAGACACATGACGGTAGAGAACCTGATAGTGACGTAATAATTATGCGTATGTTTAACACAACGTGGACTACAAACCGCGACATAACCTTATATATGGATGGATTAGAAGTATGGGGTCGTAGACCTTTGACTTTTGGCAACAATTTAGGTGAAGGTACAGGTTTATTCGTTGCTCATAAATGCGGATTCCGGTATAGTAACGGACTAGGTGCACTGGTATTTGATGGTGTAGCTGAAACACGTTTAATTGGAGTTAAAGTCGGTGGTAGTGTAAACCATGACGGTATAAGTTACAATAATAACTCTTCTACGGCTATATGTAGGCATTTAGAAGTAGACTGTGAGGGTACACGAACAGGGGATAACAGCTCCGACCAAGGTTCAACAGGACACGATAATAGAGTAAGCATTGTAAGACTTAATGGAGACTACTCTAATAACTCTGGACATGGTACAGAAGAAACCCAAGGCTCTCAATCTGCAAATTACGGATGTAAAATGAACGGTAACAATGGTTACGGTGTACGTTCTACATCTGGAAGTAAGGTGTGGATACAAGACTGTGACCTTTCAGGTAATGGTTCAGGTGCTACAGACGCAATACTAGGAACAACATTAATTGATTTGGGTGGAAACACTTTAACTTAACAAAAGGAACACTATGCTATTTGATAGAATTTCAAAACTAACAGATTACCTGAAAAAAGAAAGCTCTCAGAGCCAAGGAGACTTATGTATCAGTATAGGTTCTTCTATTCTTGCTCAAGGTAATGTAAACACAGGTGCACGATGGGGTAACGACGCCGCTGGGCCCTGTGAATGGGCTATGGCCCTAACAAACCAAAGACTAAGATTTATAAATAAAGCTGTATCTGGGCAAACTACTTCTCAGATGTTAGACCGTTTGTACGAGGATGTATTAAAGCACAAACCTGCTTTAGTGATTGCACAGAATGGTACTAATGAGAATGGTACTGGATTCGACTCTATTAAAGAGACTTCAATCCGTATGTACGACCAAATTTTAGACAATGGTTCATGCCTAGGGTTATTTTCTATGGCTACTAGGGATAAATCAGAATCTGGTTGGGATGATGACAATTTAGAGACACAGGCTGCTTTGAATGAGTTCAAACGCCGCTACGCTGAAAGCCATGACAGATGTTTCTTTATTGACGTTAATCGTTTTATTGTAGACCCTGAAAGCTCAACAGGTGAACCGATTACCGGAGTATTCAGAGATGGTACGCACTGGTCTCCTAGAGGAGCATTCCGGGCAGCTCAGGGTATTGCGGAGTTAGTACGTGAATTATTTGCTAAAACAGACCCAATAGCTACATCTACTCTAAATCCGGATGGATTAGATTTTGTTTACGGTAATGAATTACCTAATCCCTCATTTAGAGGTACTGGTGGTTCGTTAACTGCGTATTCAACTGGTGTACTACCAGATGACTGGAGAATTAACTACACATCTACTAGCTCCGGTTCTGTTGTAAGTAGCGTTGCCCCTATTAGCGAGCTGGACTTGCGTAATCAAGTGCAAATGACATTTACTCCCGGTGGAGCTTCTGGTAAAGAGCAATTCTTATTCTTTACGGCTCCTGCTAATATATCTCCTGATTTAATTGGTGAGTATTACGAAGCTTTACTAGAAATAGAAGTAGACGCTTGGGATGGCTGGACTGATATTGCATTAGAGATTGATGACCAATCAGAAGTAAACAAAACTTATTATAGTATGAGTAATGTGTATGATTTACCTATGCCCGAATTTGACTGGAAAGGTATATTACGTACACCAGAAGTACTTATTACGGGAGACCAACGATTCCGCCTGCGGGTTGGAATTGACGGGCAGGCATCTGGTACAGGTACATTACGTATTAATAGTCCTGTATTTAGACCAATCGACCCGGATACACGTTTAGCGTTACCACGCGAACTATATTCGGACTAACCTGTACAGACGTTCTAATTTGATTTAGGTAGGGTAGGGTGGAATAACCACTTTACCCTACTGTACGGGCCGCTACAGACCTTATACGATACAATGAGTTATACATTTATGGTGTACAGCTCATACTCTGTAACTATGACTTGTGTATCATAACATACATTAAGGATTCATTAAGAATACCCTTTTCAAATTTTGATATAGATTTGTGAGGACCCAATTAAACATTACCGCAATCCTATAGTCCCCATCGACCATTTATACATTAACATATATTCTATGGTATGCCATGGGTATAATTATTATGTACTATTATTATATACTATGTATTATATAGGGTATCCCTATTCATTCTATGTATCTCTGTACATTCCTGTATATTACATGAGGGAGGGAGGGCATCTATCTTTATTCATTTGTATCTATCTCTTATAGTACTCTTATAGTATACTCTTATATATCTCTCTTATTATATACATGTATTATATTCTATTACATTCTATTATACTATTATATTACATTGTATATCTCTGTATTATATCTCTCTTATTCCTATAGTGTGCATTTAATGGTTATATCGGTTAAAACCTTTATGAGTACTATAAAAAACATTGGTGCAGTTACTCTTATAAAATTAATTGAATTAAGTACAAAATAGTTATTGACATTCATATTAATCTATCATATACTGTAAGCATAATAAGAAAACAAGCGAAGTAAAAAGCAACTTATTATAAAAGATTAAAAATTAAGTGTTGACAAAGATTATTCTTTATGAGATACTTTAAACAGATTAAACGAATAGGCATTAATATCAATACATGCTCCGAATGAGAGCCACTGAACAGATAGCTAGACTCTTTAATCAAATTGTTTAAAATAAGTATTGACAAGGTTTAAACTTTATGAGATACTTAAAACACGATAAGGACTAGGACTTACAAAACAACCTAGTATAAATTAAGACTTGACAAGCTCCATAGCTTGTTATATAATAAGGACATTGGCGGGGCTGGCTATAAGATTGCAACACCTAAAGACCGAACCGCCTTGTGTATTCTTATAAACAACATAGCATGGAGGACAACATGAGACAATACACAATACACTTACCAGTAAAATACAATGACGGTACACTTGTACCATTAGAGCGCATAGATAGGATTATGGAGGACGCGTTAGCTTTCTTCGGTGGCTATAGCTATGACCCTACTCGAATTATGGGTGCTTGGAAGGATGAAACAACAGGTAAAAACTATATCGAGGACATGACACGATTAGTCCTTGCAACGGATAACCCTAGCTTGCTTATAACCTTTGTTAAGGGCTTAGCCAGTAAACTCGACCAAGAAGCCATGTACATGGTAGATAACGGTAACGTATCATTTATTAAATAGGAGGACATTATGAAATTACTAACATCGAATACAGGTGATAACGTAGATTGCCACAAACAAGACTTACTAGACTTACGTACAAGATTGAAAGATGATTACTGGTTTACTTGTACTGAGATGGGTTCTAAAGCATATACAAATGGAAGTGACCAGACTTCGGACATGGTAAGTCTAGGTAAACTAGCCAAGGCTATTGATTATGTACAAAAAGCCATCGGTGAGTTATCGGAGGTTCCTAGATGCTAGTAGCAATATTTATGGGATTCTTTACAGTAGTGGCCTTTATAGTCATACTGGCACGGTTTAACCTTCGCAAGGTGATGGGCTATCCTACGATAGTAGATATAGGTGGCTCGGTACTATTCGCCCTTATATTCGCAGGGACATTGACAGGTATGTTGGTCGCTGTTATGGCAGGGCTTATGCTTACATTGTTCACTTGGACTTATCGGTATTTTTTCGGGTATCGTAGATATAACAGAAAACACGGGTGGACATATCACCCTGCACGGAGGTACGTATAATGGATATTGAAACAATCATAGAAAGTTACTTAAACGGTAACAAGGTGCAATTTACAGAACAAGTGCAGGAGTATAACCCGTTTAGATTCGCTAGTCACTTGACAAGTATGGATATTAGTGATAAGCTTAAATTAAGCATGTTAAAGTCGTTTATATACATGACGACAGAACAGGGGATGTAATGGCAGGACACGGGTACAATACTAAATTTAAACCAACACGCAAGCGCACTGTGTTCGCTTATATACATAGAATATCGACTAAGCTGTATAACAAAGGTGTACTAAATATGTACATGGCTAAAAAGATAAATAACATCTTGACAAGCCTAGAGTATGGTTTATGGTATAAATAGATTAACTAACTAAAGGAGGACAACCTTATGACTACAGAGATTACAAAAGATAATATGATTGATTACATCATGGCCTATGAAGGTGGTGAGATAGAGTACGACGACACTATAGCACTGTTTCAATACCTAGTGGATACAGGTATGGCATGGTCATTACAAGGAGCTTATGGGCGACAAGCGCAGGCCCTGTTAGACGAGGGTTTGATTGAGTACCCTACGGAGGTGGCGTAATGATTGACGGTACATTTAACCGTGCGGTGATTGCGGTTACTAATCACCTCATGCCTTGCGGTTTTGACGTGGCAGAGACTGCGCCAAGTACGCTAGGGGAATTGACTGAGCACATGAACACTACAGGCCGTATGCTTGTGTATAGTGGAGCTAGTGAAAACACTATCTTTGGTGACAAAGAGGTAAACTGGGCTTTTAGAGCTTGGCACGACTGGCATCATTACCATGAGCAATTACCATTTACCTTGAAAGGTGAGATTATGGTGTGTGCAAGGCAGAAAGAGGACTTGTTTCGACAGTTCGGTTATATCAATCCGAAGTGGGAAGACCTGCTAGACATAGAAATAACCGAGCAGGTTAAGGAATACGTAAAGACGGGAGTTTTCGTAGAAGACCAAGTTAAATTTACGGTTGACAAATTAAAGTTAAAAGGTTATAGTTTATAGACAATAAGGAGGACACAATGAAAGCACGATTTACAAGAATTAGTACGGGCTACCGTACGTTTGAACTAGACTTCTTTGAAGACTCGGAAATATACAACATGTTATTAGACATGGGTATGCATCATAAGCCAGTCAGCGAACAAATTGAGTTCTTACTGAATAACTATCCGCACGAGTTTGTATTGACTAATGTGTACGAACAAGACGAGCACCTAATGGATGAGGAGATGCTATGAGTAGTTTAATTGATATAATACTAGAGGAAGCAGAATCCGACACTGAGAGCGCGTTTAAACGCTCTAGGCAGTTGGTTAGGCTGTATGGTACTGACCCTGATTTTGTAGATGAACTTATGCTCGCCCTCTGTGGCTGGACTATGAAGACACTACTAGATATGGAGCATAGAGAGGATGCGTGATATCGAGGAAGTCAAGAGGGCGTTTTATTGGGAGCAGGTTAAAGAACCTTATACACAACGCCAATTGGATGCTTATTTCGATAAGCTATTAAAACAAGATGACCAAGACACAGATGAGTTTTGGGAATACGTGGAGTATTATTATGAAAGAATTGAATAAACATATTAAACTAATACCTACAGAAGTTAGGGACGGGAAAACTGTGTATTTATTACCAGACACAGAGTTAGGGCTACGTAGCTATGACTGTGGTATTGAGGTAGGGGTAGTGCGCCCTATTAAGAAGGGTAAGTTCGCAGGGCAGATGCAATTTACGATAGTATCCTACACCACTTTACAGGGTTTACCTAATGTAATTCAGAACGTGGTGCATAAAGAGACGAATACGGACTCGTACAGCGGTTCTGTTTTAGATTTGGTAGGTGTAGTCCAAGAGCGTCTTGAAATGCTTGGACGGGCTCGTACGAGCTTAATGGAGGTACTTCAAGATGCCTAAGACAATCGCCGTAAAAGATGCGTTGAATAAAGCTATATTCCATGCACGATGCGCCCAAGATACGGGCAACAGGGAACGACTCGTACAATGCAAGGAGTTTATTAACAAATACTGGCGGTTACGTCATAAGACAATAACACTATAGAATTTACGTACAAGGTAGCACGCACCAGTACGTAATCCCGAATAAATGTCGATGTCCTCCAAAAGACTATTGACAGTTAGGGACAAGCGTGTATAATGACGGAGGTTTGTTCATCTGCCCGTCTGATTGTAGAAGATGAACATTGTAGGGCAGAGTATAAACCTCTGCGGAGGCTCTGCCCTGCTAAATATTAACTATGGGAACTCAAGTCCAAAGGAAGTATCCAGTGTCCAACCGTTGTACGTACAAGGGCAAAAGAAAACGACTGGTTAAGCTATCGGATAGCACGAGACCTCTGAGCTTCCACCAGTTAATCTATACCAGTGAGCAGGTAGTGTCCTCCACCTGCTCTCTAGTGTAGATTAAAGCAGAAAACTACCCTGTGCTATACGTGGCCTTACCTGATTTGGTAGTACTATAGATGGTTTAAATGCGGGCTGAATAATCGGTAGCAATCTACACGCTAACTTAACAAAGGAGGACAGTATGTCAAATAAAGTACAATTAGAACGACTAAAAGAATTATCTCGTATGTTACGGGATGAAAACCTGAGACCTACTCCAAAGTTTGATATTAACATTTGGGGTGACAACGGAGACCAAGAACCTAATATATGTGGTACAGCGGCGTGTGCTCTGGGTTCTGCTGCGTGGTATAAACCATTCATGGAACAAGGATTAAAGATGGACGATACTTATAACCTATCACCTGAGTATAAAGATGAGATAGGTTATGATGCAGGGGAAAAATTCTTCGGTATACCTGAATCGGAAGTTATG